CGCCCCCCCCTTCTGCTAGTACCAGGATGGGTCAGCCCCCGGTTGGTGGCCGGGGGCGCTTCTATTGTCCCACACTGCAACGGTTTTCACAGGCTAGTACTCGCGAGTGTTGGCCAAAATCCAATTACATTGGACATGGCCGTCATCAGGGACGTGGATCGCACGATCCAACACGCGGGACGTGAACACCAGCGGCCGCTCGGAAGCGTAGACGTCGGTGTCGAGCTCCACGCGCACCGTGTCGCCTCGAGCCACGCTCGTCCAGTCCGGGTCATCCTCGAACGTGGTCAACGTGTAGACAGTTGTCATCCCCGAACCAGCTGCGAGGTCGGCGTCAGCGTGCCTCTGGAGCGTGGCTGGGATTGTCACGTCGGTGTAGGTGTTCGTCTTTGTCTTCCGCGGGTAGCCCGCCGTGAGCAGCGAGGTCGCCGGGGCGCTCTTGCGCAACTGCGCCAGCTGGTCGCCAGCGCCAACCGCAACGGCAACCGTGATGCCGGGGGACTGCTGCCGGGCCGGATGGGAAATCACGTTGCCGCCTCGCCTGCCACCGATCACGGCGTAAGGCTGGGCGCCAGGGAACAGCGACCCGAGCAGGGTCACCACGGGCGGGGCCTCGGGTGGGATCCACTCTTCGGTTGATTCCACGTACTCGAGCACGGCAACGGGGGTCGTGGAGCCGAGGGGGTTGCCTTGGATGAGGGTGCGGGTCGGGTTCTCAAGGGTGCCGCCAGTGATGACGGCCCACTCTGGCCCGCCCGCGTGTTCTCCGAGCCTGCGGAACTCCTCCTCGGCTGTGGTCGTGCCCCACGCGTCAATCGTCAGATCCGAGACGGTCGCCCCTGTTGTGGACCCGAGGATGATCCCCACGTCCTGCCCCGCGACGGCCTGAGCGTCGGAGATGAGACGCCGCTGCAACACGTGGTCGTTGGTCCCGGTCAGCGCGAAGGGGACGGCTGGGCAGGACTCGAAAAAACTGCCCCACTCAGCAAAAGTGAAGTCGAACTGGCGGGGGCCACTCTGACGCTCACCGAGCATCTGCCCCGACCACTGCGGCACACCGTCCCGGCAGACCAAGATCCCCGACATCGCACAGGACAGTGCGGGCCGCCAGAACGAACGCCTCGGCTCGACCGTCGCAGAGAAGCTGCACTCGCCGTGATCGGACAGGGGGAAAGTCATCTCAAGTCCGCGAGCCGGGATGAGCTCCTCGACCACATGCCCGTCATCCCAGCGCGTCGCATAGACCTCGAACATGGGTCAGTCCGACAGGCGGGTGACCGACAGGCACGTCGGCGTCAACCCACCATCAGCGGACGTGGACAGCGTTGACGTCGGGTACACCTGCAACAGCAGTCCCGTCCCAGCAGCCAGGCGCCGCGTCACAGACACCGACGACACCGGCTGGATACCCGACTCGATTTGCGTTGAGGCCAGCACCTCAGTCGTGGAGTTGTTCAACAGGCGCACAGCGAAACCGGAGGACCCAGACATGGACACCGAGGCCGCGAGGTTGTAGAGCCCCGCGGTCAGGATGCTCACCTGATAACCGGAGACGGTTGCGACGGCGGCACCGGACGCGTCGGTCAGGGTGTCGAGCGGGGCTGCGTTCCACGCCCCGCCAGCGCGGGACACGCCGGTTGCGGCGCGGACCCGGACGTGGCCCATGATGGGCGTGGGGGGCTGACGCAGCGTCGTGGGCACCTGCAGTTGGTCGATCTTCGCGGTCGGGATGGTGGTCGCACTCGCGGCGTGACGCAACCGGGCCAACGCCACCGACGTGGCAGGCACGGTCGGGTCCGTGGGGGTCGCGTTCGGGACGCCGACCCGGACGGAGATGAGGGCGGTCAGGGAGTCAAACTCGATGATGTCGTTACGCCACAGCCCGCCGACCGGGTTGGCAGTGAAGATGTCGAGGGTCTTCTGTGACGGGTTGACGAGCAGCGACGCGCCAGCCGTTATCGTCGGCTGGACTACGGCCGACCCGGACGCGATCAGCACCGACCCTGAAGCCGTGGGCGTCTGGGTGACGACCAGCCCATCGAGGACACCTGTCGCGGCCATCCAGCTCGACGACTGGGCGAACAGGACGGACAAGGCTCCCTTCTCCTGCGCCTCAGAGTTGCCGGTGTTGTGATACTCGAACTCCATGAGAAAGGGACCTTTCTGTGGGACAATGACGAGGTGACCAACCTTGAAGACAGCGACCCGAGACACGGGTCCTACAGTGCTTATTCCCACGGCTGTCGATGCGAGACTTGCCGTCAGGCTCAGCGTGAGTATCAACTCAAATACCGGGCAGCGAACCTAGCCAAAGTGAAGGAAAGTTCTCGGCGTTACTACGAACAGAACGCCGAGAAGAAGCGCGCCTATCAGGCGAGTTACCGTGCCGCGAATCCAGAGAAAGTGAAAGCTTTGATCGCTCGGTGGTACGTCAACAATATGGAGAAAACGAAGGCCGTCAGTGCTGCGTATCAGGCTGCACATCCTGAGAGGAAGAAGGAGTACCAGGCGAAGTATCAAGCCAAGCATCCAGAGGTACACCGAGCTAACCAGCGAGCCCGGACTCAGAGAAAGCGCGGCCAATGGGTCGAGGATGTTGACCGCGCCGTCGTGTGGGAACGAGACGGAGGAATCTGTCACATCTGCAAAGAACCAGCCGACGCGAACGACTGGCACCCTGACCACGTCATCCCGTTGGCCCTCGGTGGCGAGCATTCCTATGCGAATACAGCGGTGAGTCACCCCGCGTGCAACTTTCGTAAGGGCGCCCGACTTATCTAGGAAACCGCCATCTCGTAGGCCCACACGGACAAAAGCGCAGCAGGGCCGGAACCGTCCGCGCCCCACGTAACAGACCCGCCACCGGGCGGGACAGACAGCCAGTCACCAGCCGAGGACACGTTCTGACGCACCGACACCTGCCCCTGCAAGAGGACCCGGCGGTTGGCCATGTCCAGGTCGAGCCACTGGCCTGCGAGCAGGGAGCCCGTGAATCGGACCCACGCCCCAGACTCGACCAGAGTCACGACCGGGTTGGTGACCGGGCCAAGGATGCGCAGACGCGGCCAGTACGCGGCCGTCCCGGCGTTGGCCACGGCCACAGCGCCAGGGGTCACACCGGGTGCGATGCCGTAGTCCAACGGGTAGGCCACCGGGTAGACCTTCCCCGCGCCCGGCGTGGACGTCGAGAGGGTTGCGTAGCCGTAGGTGGGCGGGCCGTAGAACAGGGGGTCGTTCGCGGTCAGCAGCAGGGACCAGGTGAACATGAAGTGGTTGACCCAGTCCACCGACTTCCCGTCACGCTCAACACTCGCAGTGAGAGGTCCGGCTGCGTCGATGACAACCATCTCGGACGTGCCGTGACCGCCGACCGTCCTGAATTGGCGGGCGGCGAGTTTCGCAGCCATAGGGTCGGCGTAGCGTGCGGTCCCCGAAACGCTGATCGGGATGTCATCGGCGTGACCGGTGGAAGGCCACGAGCCGTCCTGCTGGGCCTTGCTGAGGCGGTCGTGGCGGTCCTGTGCGCCGTCATACCAGCCCGTGAGGCCCTGGACCCGCCACAAACCGCCGGCCGCATCGAGACCGACGAGGGGGAAGCCGTCCACAGTCAGTGCGGTGATCATCGGGGCGCCAGCCTTGAGTCGACAGATCGGGACACTTGCGCACCGTCGAGGACGGTGGGGCGTGCCGCAATCTCGCGCCCGAGGGCTCGGATCGTGTTCGGCCCCAACTCGACCAGACTGCTACCACCCGACCCGACGCCGAGCCGCTTGCCGGTCTCCTCCCAGATCGCGGTCGACCGGGCACGCTTGGATGGCGCGAGCGGGATGTACGCCTCGCCACCGGTCTCAGGCTCGGCCCACAAACGGCCCGCACCAGCAGGGGCGATCTGCGCGACATGGTTCTCGAAGCCACCCGAGGCGAACGCGTTGAAGATGTTGCCGTTCGCGCTGTTCGGGCCGAGGCTCATACCCAGAAGTTTGTTTGCGTTGCCCTGCTGGGTAACCGTCAAGGTGATGTTCTTGCCATGTAGCCGGTTGAGGTACCCCTGCAGTGAGGAGATCTTCGCCAACGCTGCGGCCGTGTCCACATCCAGCTTCGTCGGCGGAACCTTCTTTGGGATCGCAAGCAGCTTGTCGATGTACGCCGTCACCGCGGCACGGTCCACGCCGTGAGCGACGGCGTTGTCGATGATCTGCTGACGCATCGTGACCATCTGAGCGCGGGCCTTGCCTGTGGAGTTGGCCAGCCCGCCGTTGGCCTCAACCACGGCCTGCAGGTTCGTGACCTGACTGTTGAGCTGGCCACGCAACGCCACTGACGCTGAGGACATGTCCTTGATGCTCGTGGTGGTGAAGGTGATCTTCTTGCCGGTCGCGTTGACATGGTCGCCCATGTTCACCAGCGAGGAGTCGAACGCGTTCTGCGCCTGTGCCGCGCTGATGGCCTTGCCGTTCAGCAGGTCCAATCCCATCTTGAGAATCCCCGCGGCGTCGTTCTCTGCATACATCTTGTAGGTGGTGTCGGAGATGGCGAGGGCGGTCGTCTGCTGCTTGCTCTCGGCGGCCTGCAGGGCAGGCAAGGTCATTCCGAGTTTGGCGGCAAGGTTCTGTTGTGAGATTGCGTCAGCGTCCGTGGCACCCGCGCCCATGTTCGTGGCGGCTGCCTGGTTCTTGAGTGCAGTTTCTGACGCCTTGAGAACAGCCGGGCCGCCGTTGACAGTGGTGTACAGCTCTTTGAGTTTCACGGCGGCGTCGCCTGAGACCAAAGTGTTCTGGCTTTGCGCGGCTGACGCCTTGTCCCAAATACCGTTGGTGCCGTTGAGCGCTTCACCGAACTTGACGGTCGTGTCGGTCGCAGACTTCGTCCCATGCTGAGCAACATCTATCGCCGCATTGACCCGAGTCAGCGCATCAGCGTTGCCCAGGTAGGCACTGGTCACATCGGACAGGGCAACTCCGGCCTTGACCGCAGCGTCCAGCAGTCCGTCCTCTGCGAGTTTCTGTGAGACCTTCAGACGGATCGACTCATCAATGACGCCATTAGACGCTCGCAGGGCGTCGGTCAGGGAGTTGACCATTTCTTGGTCCTTGCGGACCGACTCCGCGTGCGCTGAGAACAGCAGTGTCGCCACGGTGATGATCGCACCAATGACACCGGCCGCAATGGTCAGGGTTCGCACCCCGACAGCCGCAGTTTCAGCAGAGACCCCCACGGCCTTAAGTGCGCCACTGACTCTTTCGAGAGGACCAGACAGCATCTTGAACGCCGTGAAGCCGATGTAGACCGAAGACGCGCCCTGGGCCAGGACGGCAAGGACATTGATGGGCAGGGCGTTAATCAGGTCCGTGAAGGTCCGCAGGATACCCAGAGTGCCCATACCAAGAGGGGCGAGCGCGGCGACCAGGTGAACGGCAGCACCGACGATGGACTCGACAGCCTGCATCACCTGAGGGAACACCGACCGCACGTAGTCCCCGAAGGACACGACACCCGGGCCGGACATCATCGCGGCGAACTTGGTCGACAGGCTGAGGATGTACACCCCAGCGTCACGCGCAAGGGGGGCAAGGGCGATGAACGCCGCAATGAGCCCGGTGGTCAGCACCCCGGCGGTGCGGCCTGTGATCCCGGAGAACTCGCCGATGATGCTGTTGAGGGCGGGCATCCGCTTCTGCAAGTCAGCCACGGACGTCTGGAAGGGTCCCAGCCCGCCAGCGGCAGCCGTGTGACCGAGGGTTGTCAGGTTGCCCTTGAGGGTGCCAAACATCGCCGTGTAGGCCCCGCCAAGAGCGGTCCCGGCCTTCATCTCCTGCATGATGCCGACGACAGCGATGACGCCCGCTGCGCCCATCGCGCCGAGGCCGACAGCGAGCCCCGCGGCACCTGCAGCCAGGGGCACGATCGCGGGACCTGCCAGGACTAGGGCGGCGACCAAGGCGCCCATGCCCTGACCGGCCTGCTGCCCGGACTTGGCGACCTTGACGTTGCCCTTGTCTACCTTGTCCTCGGACGCAGCAACAGCGGCAAGTTTCGTCTCAGCCACGCCGGTGTCCGCTTTGACCTTGACATCGACGTTCTTGCTGTCGAGCTTGTCGGCTGCGAGCTGGGCCTCTTCGATGGTGCGGAAGAATGAGTCAGCATCTAGGCGGAGCTAAAGAAATCCTACGAGCGAACCAGCAATGGCTTCTCCGGACATCTTGGCATCACCTCCTAGGCAATCAACTTGTTGTTCTTCCGCAAATTGCAGACGGCGTGGGCTGGTTTGATGTTCGCTCGGGTGTGTGGTCCGCCCTTACTGAGCGGGATCACGTGGTCGAAGTGCAGGTCGGCCATGGTCGGGATGTCGTCGGAGCAGATGTGGCAGACCATCCCGAACTCAGCGAGGATCGCGGCATAGTCGGCTTTCGTGACCACGCACCCGAGTTTGCGGGCTTTGCGCCGCATCTCCAGTTCACGGCGTTTGGCTGGATTGTTCTGCCGCCAACGGCGACTCGTCTCGCGATACTGCTCAGGGTTGGCCTCTTGCCAGCGGCGGTTGGCCTCACGCATGGCGTCTCGGTTGGCTATGTAGTAAGCCGCGCCACGAGCGTTGTAGCGGTCCTTGTTCTTGAGGTACTCCCGCTGTTTGATTGCCTTCGTGCGCTCAGGATTCGCTCGATTCAAACCACGCTGATATGCCCTAGCTATGTCAGGGTCTTCCCAGTACTTCGCCTTCTGCTGCGCAAGCATGGACTCGCGGTTTCGACGGTAATAGTCGTGGTGTCGCGCGAGATATTCCTCGCGGTTGGCTTCTTTGTACTCGGCCATCTTGGCGAGGATTGCGACTTTGTTCGTTTCGTAGTAGTCGGCGCGATAGTGCTTCATGCACAGGCTCTTGGCGTGCGCTGGCCCTTCACATCCGTCAACGCTGCACGGCTTTGGTATGGGCTTCGCACGCTTCGGTGGCTTGTCGAATGAACCGTGTTTGGTCCAACGCTGGTAGTGCATCGGACACCAGCCCGACGCGTAACTACCGCGAGCCTTCTCGCAGCCTTCGACGGTGCAAGTACGCTTATCCACATCGACTCCAATCCAGTCGGTCACGCCCCAGGGCCGTTAGCGCGGTCGCTGGGGTCTTACGTTGGCCCAATTCTACCAATCCCGTTGCTATTCAACGGAATCCGACACACCGTCGTCGGTGGTGAAGTGCCGCCACAGGCGGGTGTCAGCTTTGATGAGCAGGCCAGTGAGCAGGGCGTAGAACTCGCGCCAAGTCAGAGCCGTTGCGGCCAGACGGATTCCGTACTCGGACTGGAAGTCGGCCACCACGAGCGGCCACTGTTCGAGCAGTCTCAGGACTGAGACGCCCTCGCCTTGGCCTTGCCCTTGGATGTCGTCCGGGACGTCCTCGTACCACTCGTAGAGGCC